CCCGGGACAACTTGATTAAAAGTCACCCTATTTTTAGCATATAAATCGGCTATTTATAAGGCTTCTTGTAAATTAGTGCGACATTTTTGCGACATCTGGTATTACTCTATGACTTCGTATTTACTTAGATCAGGTGCATCTGTATCCAACTTTTTTACGAGTTAATGTCTTCATTGATGATGGTTAAAGGTGTTTCTTGCTCACATCGTGTTAAATCAGAAGGACTAGACACATATCGTCCATCCCACTCTCCGTCACAATTTAACCAGCAATAGCCTTTTTCATTTCTGACATAGACATCTTTCGCTACTATGCCGCTGTCTGTAGCATAGTACCACTTGTCATTGTCTTTAAACCATTGATTGCTGAGCATTGTACCATCTTCTTCATTAAGATAGTACCACTCATCTTCTTTGGTTATAAACCACCCTGTAACCATTTTCCCACTACCATCAAAGACATACCAGCGATTTGCAATTAATGCCCATTGATTTTTAAGTTCTGTACCCTCTTTTGAGTAGTGCCAACCATCATCTTTTTTCGTCCATCCTGTGGTGTGTGCTGCCGCGTACTCCACGCAGGCCATGTATGCACACCACGACACAAATTGCTGACACCAGTACGCCCCATTGTCACCATACCAATGACCGTACTTTGTAAAATTATTTGCCCCCGCATTCACAGTTTTTGAATACAGCATATAGTCTGAAGCTTTTTCTAAATAGCCATTTTCTGCAAGAGCTACTCTCACTAAATCTTGTGCCATACAAGTTTGCTCAGAAAAGCATGGTGTACCAAACCCGTTGATTTTATGCATTCCGCCCACATCTGCAGTTGTAAAGCTGTATGACTTAATTGCCACACATCCGCCGTTTCGTTCATACATTTGTGACGATGTATTGCCTTCAACTGTTTTGATATCGTATCTATCCCCATTTTTATTCACAGAGATTACAATGCCTACATGGGCCACACGCCCGACAGATGTATGATAAAAATAGATGATGTCACCTGCGTGAGGTGTTTTGCCATAACGGTTTGCTTTTACAAAGCGGCCTTTTCCCGTCGGCGTGTACTCTGAGTATCCGCCACATAGCAATTCTTTCCCTGCGTTATATGCATTGTTCAATTCCATAAATTTGCTCCCTTCTATAAAAAAAGAGCGTTTAAGCCTTTTTACTTAACGCCCTTAAAAAATTTTCTATGATTTTTTATCACTCTCATTATCCTCAAGCTTGATAATTTCCCCTGTGTTGTGTTCAAGAAAAAACTTTAATTTTTCCCATAAAGGTTGTACTGGTAATCCCGCCAGTGCCATATTTTTTAGCACTGACATAGCTTCGTAGACTGTAAACATCAGTGCGAAAAGCTCCATAATTGTAATATCTTTTGTAAGCGGGGATATATTCCGTAGTCCTTGTGGCACAAATGCAATTAGATTCATTGGCATCAATGTATCCACAAAAACAAGGCACACTACACACATCAGCATACCCACCTTGCGAATTCCTCCATCGATGCCGACAGCAGAATTGAATTTTCGTTCTTTAAGGGCTCTCAGACTTCCAAAGATCATATCCATCACAATACTGACTACCATCAACTTTGCCAAGGTATTTTGCCTTAAAGTTAATCCTACCGTTGCTAACAGCCAATTAAACATATACTATATTCCTTCTTTCTCTGTTGTGTCGTCCACAGCAAGTTCCTCAGCTCCAAGTGCTGTCAACGCCTCTTTAACTTTCTTCTTTAAACGCTTTGGCACCTCTGAAAACTCCTTGGCTCCATCGATAATCAAATACGCATATACCATTGCCAATCCTGAATACTTCATTTCATTACCTCCTAAGATCAAAAAAAAATCAAAATGTCCTGTAACCATGTTCTAAATCTCATCTTTTGCGCCTTCTTCACCCAGTAATTCAGAAAATTCTGTAATGGCATTGCCTAGCGCAACCAGCTTTGCGTCATTTAACTCTAGCTTCTTTTGCATCTTTTCAAGAGCAATAGATTGTGAAAACGTGTTCGATTTTGATACCACCTTTGGCTCTTCTGTTGACACATCCACTCTCTCAAGAGTTTCGCCATCTGGGATTTCAAATCTGCCCACCACAATATCATCTTTTGCCATAGTTGTTGATCCAAAAATGGCACCGTTTGACTTACTATACACCACGGTCATCTTCATAATTTCATCTCCTTTCTACAGTTGCATAGATGACACAGCAATCACATACACATTCAGTGTGACATCACCCACAGAGCCTAAATACCGCACCTTAAGCTGACTCCCATCACGCATAAATGTAAACTGATATGTATTTCCCCCTCGAACTTTTACAACAGTAAAAACCTCTGTATTTTTTGTCAAAGCGAGCGTTGTTATCTGACATCGCCCACCCTTATCAAATCTAAAGAATGACTCTGCCACTTCTTGCCCAACTAAGTCAACCCCCACAATAACGGTATTATATTCTCCGAATTGAACGTTCATGGTCACAGATTGTTCAGATGAGTTCACATGATATGTATAATCACCAGTAAAATAAGTGGGTGCTATTGAGTCAATGTAGTCTCTACTTCCTTCTACTCCGTTAATATTGACACCTTTTACCACATTCTGAGGGTACAGATGTGGTGCTGGCAGAAATACCCAATTTACTCCTTCAAGTCGGTATCCGTTTGGCACTCTAGTAATGAGACCTCTACCTCGCCCCGCTTCGGTATCATCCCAAGCATGGCCCTCACCATTCCACGCTGAGATTACTGTACCAGTTGTACATACCCATCTTCGAATCTGCCCTTGGATTCCTGCTGCACTGTAATTATCTAACCAGTATGCCCCATTTAACCCAAGCACTCTGGCAAGGTCTGCCCACTTCAGCCACATATAAGATTTACCAATTTGAGTGTGATAATATCCATCTGGGAAATTCACAAACACAGTATCACCACCATTTGTACCTATTTCTCCGTTCCCATTACCTGCACCTCGGTCTGGAATTGTTCCTTGCTTTCCAAAAGCACCAGATGTGTTAATCATCCCACCCTCAGGGATATACGGCCGAACCCACGCAAAAGGCAGTTTTACTTCAGCTCCACCACCAGCCACATAAGCCCCCTGCGGAATTTTAAGATATGCATTATCGCCATCAAATCGCCACGACAACGCATCTACTTGCGAAGGCATAGAAGTTAAACTTCCGTCCACCACTTCATCATCACTGTCAGACGTAATGGTTTTAAATCCTTGAAGAACCTGATCCCTGCCCGCGGTGACATCATCTGATGTAACCCCGCCACCGCCGCCAGGTATTCCAATTTTACCCATATTACACCCCCTTCAAGCCGACTTTTAAGCTTCTTAAAGGTCGCTTATAAGCATAAAAAATAGCAGTGTTAGTATTTGTAACACCACTATAAATATAATTGAAATTTTTATTATACACCTTTACATCTGTTGGGTTTTGAATCCCATCAATAGTCCTTACTAAAATTGGATTATCACCCGCAGTGACACCATTTATCACCACTTCCTGTTTAAAAACATTCCCCTCTTGCTGCCATTTTTCAGCTAATAGTAATACTTCTTTAGTCTGTAAATCTCTCTGTTGGACTCGATTAATTCTGTCAACTCTTATCGTTAACTCTTGTACATCTACTGCATCTGCAAAAACCCCTCTCGGCACAGTAAAATCAAAATGAATAGTATTTGCATTTGCAAATTTTAAATACATCTCAAGTAAAATCGAAACTGGTGAATTAGCATATGCGGGGAAGAAATCTGCACTTTGTGCAGTTGAAATCCCAAAAAGTATTTCTGCACCATTATCTAGCTTTGCATACACACCGTATTCTGTCAATGTATAACCCACGGTCACATTTTGATTACTAATTTGTGATCGTAGTTTTACAGTGTCTCCAGATACAGTTGACAGAGCGACGATGGGGTAAGTGTTTTTTTCATCTAGTAAATCTGTAGCTTCTTGCAAATTTTCATTACCGTTATAAACTCCTGCCCCTGTTTTTACAGTTGTAAATGTGATGTGCTTTTGCGAAGCTGTTGCATCTGCAATTAATTGTCGCCCTCGCTTTGTAATTACCACTTGATTGAATAAAGCCATTCCATCCCCACTTTCTATTTAATTGTTATTCGTATTGCATAGACTGCTGCCATTGCAATGTATTCAGTTTCTGCATCTAGTCTTCTTCCTTGAGAAATTGATTCTAATGATGCACTTACATTTTTAACTTTTTTAAGTAAAGTCGTAAAAGTTTCAAGGATATCTGTTGTCGGATTTGCTGTCGTTTCGATTCTAAAAGTTCCAGGCTCTCCATCATGCTCATACCATTCAGAAATAACCCCTGAGCCAAAAACAATCTTCACCATTTCTTCAACGGCCGATCTTGTCCCAGCTTTACGATACAAAGATATAGTATTTTTTACTAGTGAGCGTTTCAATTCAATATCAAGATCAGAATCATAATATGGTGTGTTCAATTCTTTTGCTCTCTCATCTAAAACGCTTTCAGGCAATGTATTTACTGAAGCAATTCTCGCACATAAAATTCTGTCTTGCCACCGCATAAAACTCTGGGAAATTGCATAACTTAATGCTCGAATTTCAATATCATACCCCATCCATTGCGGAAGCACATCTGTAATATGACTTTCCTTTAGACTAATCATCCTCTATCCCTCCATAAGTTACTGTACAAGTACCTATCTTTGGTGCCTGTGTATCAGCAACTGTAGAAAAGTTGGGTTCTACTACATCTACCCGCTTTGCACCTGCTTCAACCATCAATGATATCAATTTTGATGCATTAATATCTCGACCAATTTTCCCATCTTGCCACTTGATGTATGTGTCTATTGCTTCCTTCACAGCACCCTGTATAGCTGTTGTGTTTGCCTTATCTGAAGCATTCACCCAATATTTAACATTAATATTATAATTTAATAAATCTGGTGCTGACACTTGAACTAGATCTGTAAGTGGACGCTTATTGTCCAAAAACTTTTTTAACCTCTCACAAAAATCGCTGTCTGCTACCTGACCATATTTTAAAACTACTCTAATATCTACTTCTCGTGGCCTAGGATTTGTTATCTTTACATCTGCAATATTTACAGAAAATTCTCTTACCCAGTACTCATAAGCTGCTGAAGATCCTGCAACTGAATATATCGACGGTGCAAGATACACACGTTCTCTTAGATCTTCATCGCTTTCAATATTCGTACCATATTTTGACACTGTAAGATTAGATACACTTGCTACATAAGCCACAGAATCTA